GTACAACACGACAATGTTTGATTGGTTTTGTGATTATTTCTACAAGCAGTCAGTCGGGGCCCCTTACCAGGGGGCCCACAAGAGAGGGTCCGCGATGAGGCGAGCACCCACTAATCAGCGTGCCGGAGGAGCTGTAATGCGAAGGCGCCGCGGTGTCACCGCGGCACGTGAACGCTGAGTGCTCCGTGAACGGGCTGAACTGACTACCGACGTGCCCCGTCGTCCACGACGACGCCGACGCCGCTGGCCTCTTTGTGGCCGCAGGACTGTTGGCTCGGACATGACAGGGGCACGTGGGTCAGACATGCTAACTCTCATCATCTCGGACATCCGATTGGGCTGGCGCCGAGGAGTCTGGGAACCGAAGAGAAATCGGCCCAGGCGAGGACCGAATGTTCCAATCAAAGAAGAAATGACTGGCAAAAGCGCGCCCAGAGCGTTGTATGAAGCGGGGTACGCTGGGTCAAGTTGAGAAGCTATACGAGTGTAAAGATCCAAAGCAAGTTCAGATCCGGGGCCAGGGGGGGCAGCAAATTGGCGCTGTGTGGAATCGGCCTTGGGTATCATCTCAAGTCCAACCATGCCGCGCAACGTCACGCTAGCGGCATTGGCGAGACCTCGGAAAATGATAACCCCGGTCGAATGTGGACTCATACCAGTGTCCAAGATGGGGAACGTAGTTGCCCCCAAATTCTGTCCACCGGCAGCCGCAGCCAGTGAAACAACCCAAGATGAATTATAATACGATGAAGCGAAATATGTCCCAAAGTTGCTGGTCACAGTTGGAAAGACAGGGATGGTCCCTTCAGACCACCCTGCATTAGTTGTAGGGCCAACACCAATAAAATCGCCACTCACTGTATCAAACACAAGTGGGTTGCCCACAAAAGTGGGCAGAATGAAGTCGGGATCAGCTCCAATCCACCGCTGGGGGACATAAGCACCATGTCGCGCAGGAGCGATGAAAGGTTTTGGAGACACCAACTGGAGAGCATTCTCATCCATTGGTACATTGACCCGACTCTCCTTGTACATCACTGGCGAGCCAGAAGCAGCCAGCCGTGTAGCATCGACGTTAATGGAGGCCTGGGTGTACGGGGCTGGAAAAGAAGCTGCATACACCGTGCCTTGATCCACCAGCGCGGACGCTGTCAAATAGGCCGTGATGGCCCCGTAACGACGACGCCAACCCCAGGGCGCGGACTCAAGGGCTTGCTGTCCATAATTGAGCGAAGCTCCGGTTCCGGCATTACGCATCTGGAGGTCCGGCAGCCACTCACCAGGCTGCATCAAGATCGAACCACCAGCGGAATTCGTGGGGGGGTCGAGCGCTGTAAAGTCCGTTCCCGCGGGTCCGGAACCCCACCAAAGCGCAATTGCATCACCAGGAGTCTGCACGACACACAAATCCCAAGCTCCAGTGACGCCAGCTGGTGCGCTGACGACAGTGGTGGTGCGGAAATCGGGCAAGACCACCTGTGCCAATGAATGGTCAGGTATGGCGGGGCACTTGTGAAGTGCAGCAGGATGTAAAGCTTTGACAAGCCAGTCACGCGCTGCCGGAGGAATGCCCGCACCCTCAAGAGAGGCATGGATGCGAGCAAGCAGCGCTTGATGATCGGAAGAAGGTTGGTCACTCATGGTGCCAGGCGATTATTAACCGCGCTAGGACACCATGCAATTCGCGAGAGTGCAAGGTCCGACCAAAACTAAACAAATGGTCGTGTCCACAGCGTCTAAACATTTGCGGCGCTGCTCGCAATCTTGGCTCTTTCGGGGCCAAAGACGGGTGGTTTATTGCGGGCCACCAACATTTATGGCTGTAACGCTGCGAGCGGCATGAGTTTCAC